CCAAATCTAACCCCTGAACAAATTGCATCATTAAGTCCAGGTGACAGAAAAGCACGTGAAGCATTTTTTGCTGATAATAGCACAAATGCTGACACCGCACAAAATGAAATCGTTGTAACTGCTACTAGGTCAGCCGTTGAGTTTGATACTCAAGCAAAAGCATCAGCACAAGATGCGGCAAACTTTGAATCGTTTGAAGATTGGCGAGTTAGACTAACACTTGCACCCGATGCAGAATATATGTATCGTGCAAGTAATCCTGGTATCATGGCACCGTTGGCGGCGACGGACGGAGTCATCTTCCCGTATACGCCATTGATTTCAGTCAACTACGCAGCCAAATATGATACATCTACTGTAGTTCACAGCAACTATCAAATATATCAATACACTAGTAGTTCAGTAGATCAGATAACAATCTCTTGTGACTTTACTGCACAAGATACCAGTGAAGCGAACTACATATTAGCAACAATCCACTTCTTTAGATCAATGACTAAGATGTTCTATGGTCAAGATCAGTATCCTAAACCAGGTACTCCCCCTCCACTTTGCTTCTTGTTTGGTTTAGGTGGATTTCAGTTTGACGCACATCCATTAGTTATTACAGGATTCTCATATAACTTACCAAACGATGTAGACTATATCAGAACAACAACTACTATTGATAGTACTAGCGTAACTAAGAACGGAAATTTTGAAACTGCCGGAAATGGCAGACTTCCAACTGGTGTATTACCAGGAGGAGTTGCCGCAGGCGCCACATTCGATAATGACGGCGGCGGATTTTCTCCTACATATGTACCAACAAAAATTCAGTTATCAATAACTGCATATCCAATTGTTTCACGAAATCAAATTTCTAATAAATTCAGCCTTACTGATTATGCTACTGGCAAATTATTACAAGGCAGTCAACGACAAGGCGGAGGCATCTGGTAATGGCTAATCAATCACTATATCCACAAACAAGTCCTTATTTTAGCACCAACGTTGTTAACAATAAGTATCTAGACGTAATGAACTATCGTCCGATCCCATTGGATCCTAGCGATGTATATATGGTTCTTACAAACGTGTATGAATTTAGGCCAGACTTATTGGCATATGACTTATATGGCGATAGTAGATTATGGTGGGTATTTGCAGAACGTAATCCAAACAGATTAGGTGAAGACCCTTATTTTGATTTTAAAACAGGAGTGGGTATTTACGTGCCTAAATTGTCAACGTTGAAAACAGCATTAGGTATCTAAAATGGCATCAGTTGCAGAAACGATTGCGTTATATCAAAAAGTAGTTAATGTCTTTAATATAGCTGAACCACTGCAGGCTCAAACCGTATCCGCACTTCAGAGTTTTAACAACAGCGGATACAAGCAGGCTAATGCACAATCCATTTATGACTCGATACTAAAAACTAGAGCAGATTATAAAGCAGAATATGATTCTGTAGTGGCTTCAACACAACAAGCCGCCGGAGCGGCATTTGACACATTATCTGACTCACAAAAAACAGAAGTTAATAAAAGTCAAGTTTTACTGAATGTTAGGACAATTATCCCTAAACTTCGAAGTAATAAAGCGTCAATAGATACAGAATCGGCTAAAGCAAAAGAGTTATTATCACAACAAACAACTGCAAATGCATCTACAGGAACAACGACTCAACCAACAACTCAACCAGGAACTGTACCACCTGCAGGCGGTGAAACTAAACCATTAACAGGTGCAGCCGACGGCGACAGTGGTCAAAAACAAGACAATCCTGTAGGAAGTGTTACCGGAAGTCCAACAGCCAATACTGCAGGTGGTGATACCGGAGAAGTTCCGGGTGTAACAACTGGTGGAGGTACTGCAAGTTCCTCTTCTCAAAATGAAGATACTAGTGGTACTGATAAGATTGTTAAAACAATATCAGGCCCTCAAGATAATACTAATCCGGGTAAAAGACTAAAAAACCCATTAGGTGAATTCTCAAGTTATACATATCAATTAAGTTTGTATATGATTACTCCCGATGCGTATAATGCTTTTATTGCATCAGGAAGAAGAGAAATCAACGTATTTAACAATGCACTAGGTTCAAATTCCGAATCCGGAGGTGCATTTTTAATTGCACAAAGCGGCGGAATCAATAATGAAACACAACAACGAGCGCCCGGATTTACATTTGATTATGGAATTGACAATTTAAGTTTTAACGTTTCTACTAATGCTAAAGCAAATGAAACCGCATCTAACACCACTTCATTTAAGTTTCAAATTGTTGAACCATATGGTTTCTCATTTATTACTAAATTAAAACAAGCGAATGATGCACTTGCCGAATATGCTAAATCAATTGGAAGTAGTTGGTCTAAAAATCCATCTAAGCAATTCTTTATTTTAGGGATTAAGTTCTATGGATATGATGCATCTGGTAATATTATTACCGGTAACGAAAATTATGATGGCAATACATTAGATCCAAATGCAACAGGTAATGGATTGTTTCAAACATATTATGATATTGTAATTTCTAGTATCAAGTTTAAAATTGACGGTAGAGCAACTACTTATAATATTGAAGCCGCATCGTTGGCACCGCAATCAGCCTTCACTATTAAAAGAGGTATGATTAATGGTAGTAAAGAAATTACTGCTGGAACAGTCGAAGAAGCATTTAATGAATTATTCGGTAAACTTAATAAAGAGCAAGAAGATTTATTAAAAGCAGAATCAATTGGTAAAGCAAACAAGTATAAAGTAAGATTTATTGGCTCCGCAGAAGAAATTGGACTGGCTAGTTTAGTATCACCAGAAGACCTTGATAAATTTAAATGGCCTGGAAGTGGCGCAACAACTACAACAGAATCTAGTGCCGCAAGAGAAGTGGTATCTCAGCCTGATAATACTAAGAGAACAATTACTTTTAATAATGATACTCCTATTTTACAGGCTATCAATAATATTATTGCACAAAGTTCATATTTAAGAGATGCGTTACAAGTTGTATATACCACATCACTTGAAAATGATCAAAAGAAATCAGGAACCGTAGAGAATAAACCGGACACTAAAAAAACAATTAAATGGTATAACTGTAGTGCTGAGATTTCTAATGCTGAATGGGATGATGTAATTAAAGATTGGGCATACACAATGACCTATATTATTCAAACATATGAAACACCGGTTCTTGACAGTGCTTATGCAAATCCAGGTAAAAAATATTATGGTCCCCATAAGCGATATGAGTATTGGTACACTGGTAAAAACTCAGAAGTATTAATGTATGAGCAAAACTTAGACAACTCGTTCTTTAATGTTGTGCTAGACGGAGGCACCGGAACACCTACTTCAAGTAGTGGAGGAAACGCCGCTCCAAGTAGTACTTCATCAGGTACAGCCCCGGCAGGTTCAGGTAACTCAGGAGGTAGCGGTGGCGCATCCGATGGTGCCCCTAAGGTAGTCAACAAAAGAACATCACAGGACAGAACCGGTAAATTAGGTAATGCTATGGAAGCGCAAAATAACTATTTGACTTCACTGTATGATCCGGGTGCATATGCCCTTGCAAAAATTACTATTTTAGGAGATCCTGATTTCTTAGTACAAGACTCCGCAGGTTCTGAAAATCAAATCTATAGTAGATTTTATGGCACTAATGGTTTTACTGTAAACCCTAATGGTGGACAAGTCTTTATTGAAATTGATTTTAAAGAAGCAGTTGATTATGTATCTGGTGGCGGAGAAAACTTAGATGGAACTAAACAAGCCGCCGGTACATTGAACATTAATGAATCAATTTTGTTTTGGAAATATCCTGAAGACATTTCAAAGCAAGTTAAGGGTGTAAGTTATATGGTGCGTGAAGTGCAGAGTACTTTTGCAAACGGCGCCTTTAAACAAGTACTACAATGTAACATCAATGACTTTGGTGACCCAGCAAGTGCCAATGAAGCAGAGGCTAGACCGGCTGACAGTGAAGAAAATGGTACTCAACCAAATGCAGGTCCTGCGGCAGCACCAAACAGTAATGCTTCTACTCCAACAACAGGTCTTAAGAGTGATAACCCATCTAAACAAACTAATGTAGCAACACCTACTCCTACTAAGGCGCCAGCAACGAACTCGGCTGCTCCAGGAACAGTACCCACTAAAACAGGGCCGGTCGCAGATGATGATAATACTGGCAACGTAACAGATTTAGGACTAGGATAATTAAATGGCACAAGACGTATTCAAACCAAAAGGTGCAACAAAAGCAAGTAAGCCAGACGCAGGTGGTGGTAATACTCGCAACGTACCGGTGTTTGGTATTGTAAAAGACAATGTAGATCCTACAAGATCAGGTCGTATTAAAGTTTACATTGCTGACCAGCCCGGCACACAAGACTCTACCAACTCAGATTCATGGCAATCTGTAGGTTTTATGAGTAACTTTTTTGGTAAAGTTATTCCAGACGCCGGAGACAAAGGGTTCGGGGACTACAAAGCAAATCCAAGCTCATACGGTGAGTGGCATGCCCCACCTGATATTGGCACAACCGTAGTTTGCGTATTCATTAACGGCGACCCTAACTATGGTTTCTATATTGGATGTATACCTGAACCAGACGCATTGCAAATGGTTCCTGCTATTGGTTCTAGTGACAACATCATTGCTAATAGTGGTGAAGCAGAAAGTTATGGTGGAGCCGTAAGACTTCCAGTAACAAACATTAATACAAACAATGCAGATTTGGCAAACAGCCCTGATTATGTTTCTGCTCCAAGACCAGTTCATAGTTACTCTGCTTCAATTATGAATCAGCAGGGTATTATTCGTGATCCTATTCGCGGCCCTATCAGTTCAAGTGCGCAACGTGAAGCGGCTTCACGTGTTGGTTGGGGCGTATCAACACCCGGTCGACCTATCTATGAAGGTGGATTTGATGACGAATCAGTTGCATCTAATCTAGATGCAAGTAAATCTGAACAACTTAGAGTTGTAGCACGTAGAGGCGGCCACTCATTGGTTATGGATGATGGTGACATTATTGGTCGTGATCAATTAATCAGAATTCGTACAGCATTGGGTCATCAAATCTTAATGAGTGATGACGGTCAAACACTAATGATTCTTCACTCAAATGGTCAATCATATATTGAATTAGGTAAAGAGGGTACAATTGATATGTACTCTACTAACTCAGTAAACATTAGAACACAGGGTGATTTAAACTTACACGCCGATAATAATATCAACATGCATGCCATGAAAGATTTTAGTATTCAAGCAAAGAATTTTCATGTTAATACTGAGGAAGAATTAAGATTACGTGCAACTACTGATATCAAAGCATATGCAGTAAGTAATTTTACAGTGAAAGCAGGTTCGGCAGTTGCATTAGCAAGTGGTGGCGATTCATCAATGAATGCAGGTGGACTTGCATATGTCAATGGTTCTAAAGTTAATTTAAACAGTGGTTCGGCAAGTACACAACCTCAAGAAGTTGATATCATTCCAATTGTTGCACAGACTGATACGTTATATGATGAGAAGAAGGGCTTTATGGCTTCGCCGGGTAAGTTACTTACTATTGCATCACGTGCCCCTGCTCACGCACCGTGGGCAAACGCAGGTCAGGGTGTAGATGTTAAAACAGATTTGAATGCGTCAAGCCAATTACCGGCTGCGCCATCTGCGGCAGCGGCCGCAACAAATGCCGCGGCAGCACCAGTTGCTGGTACTCCTGTATCTCCTGCAACGGCAGCATCTGCACCAACAACGCCAGCAGTATCAGGTGCATTAGATAAAAACACTACTGGCGCAGTATTAGGAACAGTTGCAAAATCAGCCGCAGAAGGTGCCGCGGCCGCGGCCGTAACTCAAGGCGCCGCAATAGTTAAATCTGCAACCGGACAAGCCACTGCCGCTGTAGGAGCCTTTGCTCAAACTGCAACTCAATTGGCAAGTTCGGGAGTCATTAAACCAGGCGCTGACACACTTGTTAAAGGCTTAGTGCAGTCAGGTTCAAACATTGCATCATCAATGGCATCGGCTGTATTCACTGGTCAACCTGGCGCACAGAATTTAACTAGTCTAGTTAAGAATGTTTCTGCACAAGCAACATCAGTAGTTAGTAACTTACAACAAGCGCAAACTGCGTTGACTGCTGTAGGCGCATTGACTGGCAAAGAAGCCCCTGCACAAGTAGCAGGTTTAGTTAATGCAGCCGCATCAGTGGGATTAGGTCCAACTGTAGCCGCAGTAAAAAGTATTGCAGGAACAGTGTCTAATGTGGCGGGCGCCGCTGGAGCAATAACAGGCGCACTTTCAGGGGCAACTGGCGCCGCAGGTGCTCTTAATGCCGCGGCAGGAGTTGCAAACGCCGCAGGCGCAATCACAGGGGCGGCTGCAGGCGCACTTGCAGGCGCAACCGGAGCGTTAAAAGCAATTGGAGCAGGTTCAGCAGCCGCCAATCTTGCAACTACTGGCGTAGGTGGATTAGGTGGTATCGCTGGCGCATTGACTGCAATGGGCAAAAGCGCACAAGTTGGATTGACAGGATTGTTAGATCAGGCAAAGGGAGTTGCAGGTTCTGCATTCGATGCGATTAAGAATTCATTTAAATCACTTGAAGCCGGTGTCCCGCAAAATCTAACAGCGATTGCTAAAACAGCGGCTTCTGAGGCCGCTGAAGTGGCTGAACAAGTAGATCAAACTACTGGTTCATTATTAGATGCGGGCAAGGCATTAGCAGGAGTTGCAGGAGTTGCAGGAGTTGCAGGAGTTGCAGGAGTTGCAGGGGTTGCTAGTAGTGTCACTGGTGCAATAGGTTCAGTATCGGCATTGGCATCTACGGCTGCAGGTGTTGTTAATACTGCAGGTGGTGCATTAAATTCAATAACAGGTGCAGTTAATACTGCATCAAGTGCATTAGGATCAGTATCTAACATTACAGGTGCAGTAAACAATACTGTATCAGGCATTACAGGCGCAGTTACTTCTGCTACAAACGCAGTGGGTTCAATTACAAACGCAGTCAAAACAGCAACAACCACAGTAGGTGGAATTACCGCTGTTACTGGAGCAGTAAATTCTGCGGCTGCTCAATCAAACAATGTTGCAAAATCAATTGCTGGTGCAGTAAACTCAGTAAATGCCGTAGCAGGCGCCGCATCAACTATTGCAGGCGTGGCTGGATTGAAGTCTTTGGCTTCCGCGGCTTCACAAGTACAATCAGGCGCCGCAGCCGCAACAGCATCAACACTGGCATCTGGATTAAGTAATTTGCCAGGTGGTATGAAAACAGTTGGTGCAGTACTTAATAATGCAGCCGGCGCAATCAACATTATTCCGGGCGCAGAAAAGATTTCTGGTCTAATCAAAGATGCACAGTCAGCGGCAATGAACGGGCTTGCATTACCAAAACTACCAGACGGAGTAAACGCTTTAGCAGGACTTGCCGCAGCCGGATTGCCAGCAGGAGCAGCCGCACAGTTAAAATCTGCAATCTCATCATTAAGTTCTGGCACAGGTGGCTCTATCAAATTGCCAACTATTAGTTTCAATACAACTGACAGAGGTTCAATTACTTCTCAAATTACTAGTGTATTAGGAGATCCTAAGATTCCTATGCCAAATCTTATCGGTGAAATTTCTGATAAGGTCAAGAGTGAAGCAGAAAAAGCATTGAAATCGGGTGAAGAAATTCTCAAAGTTAATGCAGAAATTCGTGCGAACACTGAAAAGGTACTTGAGGCTAGAAAAGCATTCTATGAAGCAGAAGCATCATTGCCACAAGGAGATCCAGGTATTCAGGCTGCATTTGATAAATGGCTTTCTATTCAAAATAGTCCTGAACGTAAAGCACTATATGCTAAACTTGACGATTTAAAAGACGGGGTAATTCTAAATCTTGCAGGCGCAGAAGGTGCATCAGCAACTACATCTGCGGCCGCAGCCAGTGCCGGTGAAAACGGAATCACTGGATTAATTAAATCAGCATCAAGTATTGGAACAGATTTGTTATCTAAAACTACATTAATCGCCGGAGCAGGCTTAGCAGTTGGCGTTCCCGGCGCAATCAGAACTGCCGGCACTGCATACAATACATTTAAGAATGTTGATCTTAAAACTGCGTTAGCAACTGAATTGACTGCTGGATTAAGCACATCAAGTTTAACTAATTTAGCGTCTACTGCAACAACTGCATTAAGTTCAGTGAAGGGTCAAGGTTCTACCGCAGTGAAAGCACTGATAGATTTTCCGTCAGTTTCGTCAAGTTCTCAGGCTATCAATAATTCTCTCTCAGGTATTATAGGTAGTATACCGCCTGTTAATGGTACCGGTAGCGGATAAAATAAGGATAAATACATCATGCCACAATATATCGGATTCAGCACTAAAGACTCTTGTAAGCCCAAAACATCCAACGATGTTAGTATTAGTGGCATCGACGGCGGCCCTGGTGGTATCCAAAAGGGTATTGTTTGGGGTAAGAAATATAGATTATTAGATTCTCAGTTAGTAATACAAGATTTCGTTAATGCATTGAATATTCCATTAGGAAGTAAAGTTGGTCAGCCGGGATATGGTACTAGACTTTGGAACTTTGTCTTTGAACCTAATACCGCAGACGTACAATTTCAATTAGAATCTGAGATTCGTAGAGTTGCGTCAAGTGATCCTAGAATTAATTTAAACTATGTTAAAGCGTTCCCCCAAGAAAATGGCATATTAATTGAAGTACAGTTAGCAGTAGTGCCATTTAATCAAGCGGCAGTAATTAGTGTCTTCTTTAACCGCGGAAATAACACGGCTACCCTCATATAAGTAAAAACCGTCTTTTTTGATAATGATAAATATATCAAAAGAGAAACTTATATGGCCACCAGTTCACGACAATCAGCACTATTTGGAACAAACGATTGGAAGACTATCTACCAAACGTTCAGAGAAGCAGACTTTAGAAGTTATGACTATGAGACTTTGCGTAAAAGTTTCATCGATTACTTGCGTCTGTATTACCCGGAAACATTCAATGATTATGTTGAATCTTCTGAATTTATTGCCCTACTGGACGTTATGGCGTTCATGGGACAAGGTCTTGCGTTCCGCAGTGACTTAAACGCACGTGAAAACTTTATTGATACCGCAGAGCGCCGTGACTCTGTTATCAAACTTGCCAATCTTGTAAGTTATACACCTAAAAGAAACATTGCTGGTCAGGGTTATATCAAAGTAACAAGCATTACTACTTCTCAAAATCTCACAGATATCAATGGTGTAAACTTAAGTAATATTCCTATTTTGTGGAATGACCCTGCTAACCCGAATTGGCTAGAGCAATACAATACTATTTTAAATGCGGCAATGATCGACTCACAAAGAATTGGTCGTCCTGGTAACATCTCAGAATTGTTGGGAGTTACTACAAGCGAATATGCATTACAGATTCCACCTAACTCGTTGCCAATTGTTCCATTCAAGTCAACTATTGATGGTCAGTCAATGAGTTTTGAACTTGTTAGCGCAACATCAATGGATGAAGATTATGTTTATGAAGTTCCACCTGCACCCTCAGGTAGATTTAATATTCTTTATCGCAATGACAAATTAGGATTTGGTAGTCCAAATACAGGATTCTTCTTTTACTTTAAACAAGGGTCATTGCAAAATTTTGACTTCAATTTACAACAACAAATTTCAAATCAAACTATTGACATTGGTACTATTCAGGGTGTCAATAACTCAGACACATGGTTGTATCAATTAAACAATGATAACACTAGAACACTTTGGAGAAAAGTAGATAACGTTTATGCTGATGCATATTTGCAAACTGAATTTTCTAATAAGAAAATTTATTCAGTTAACTCACGTTTCAATGACCAAGTAACTTATGTGTTTGGTGACGGAGTATTCAGCGAAATTCCAGTTGGCAACTATCGTGCTTATGTTCGTGCAGGTAATGCATTAACTTATACAATTGAACCTAGCGAAATGAATGGTGTTTCTGTATCATTCTCATACGTAAGTCGTTTGGGAAGAGTAGAAACATTAACTATGGGTCTTGAACTAACCACAACTGTTTCTACTGCACAAGCACGTGAGACAATTGCTAACATTAAACAACGTGCCCCTACTCGTTACTATACACAAAATCGTATGGTTAATGGCGAAGACTATAACAACTTCCCATATACATTGTATAGTTCAATTATTAAAAGTAAAGCAATTAATCGTTCAAGTGTTGGCGTATCAAAGAATTTAGATTTACTTGATCCAACAGGTAAATATTCAAGTACAAACAGTTTTGGTAGCGACGGTGCATTATATCAAAATGATACTGATGGATTCTTGTCATTAACTATTAATAATACCAGTGACGTTATTGCATTCTTTACAGATACACTAGCCGCGGCATTAGCAGATAACAATGCTACACAATATTATATTCAAAATTATACTAGATATTCTGCACCAACAAGTCCTTCTGTATTTTGGAGAACTAGTTCAGTAGATTCAGGAACAGAATCTGGTTATTTCTATACAGTAAGCGGCAGTTTAGAATCACCAATGTCAGTTGGAACATTCTCAACTAGTAATCTTAAGTATATCACAACTGGTGCAATTTGTAAATTTACTGCACCTTCAGGTTTTTACTTTGATAATAACAATAGACTAGTAGCAGGTATTGCCCCAGCCGGATATTATAATTATATTTGGACAACAGTATTAAATGTTATCGGTGACGGTAGTAATAATAGTGAAGGTAGTTTTGCAAACGGATCAGGCCCTATTAGATTAAATGGCTATGTTCCTAATGGTGTTACTCTTTCACAGATTATTCCTGTGTTCGATAACTCATTGTCAACAACATTGATTCAAGAATGTATTATTAGAATGGAATTACAACAAGACTTTACTCTTGTTTTTAATAACGCATTAACTATTAATCAGGAACGTTGGTCAATTCAAGCATTTACTAACCCTAATTATTTTGTAAAGTTCACTAGCGTTGGCAACAATCGCTATACTATTACTTACAAGTCATTGACTTATTACTTTGGTTCAGTCGCAGATACTAGATTTACTTTTGCAAGAGATGAACTAGTATACGATCCATTTTCAGGTAAGATCATTCAAGACTTTATTAACATGCTAGGTGTTAATCCACAATATAATTCAAACAATCCAATTGGTAGAGATACTAAAGTAAATATTTTAGGACAAACAGTTGAATCAGATGGTTATATTAATGACTTCCAAGTAGAAGTTGCGGCAACTGACGTTAATAATCGTGAATTGATTTTAAATCCAGACTTCTTTAGTGATATTACTGGTTACGTAACCGGTGGTGCCAATATTGGTGTATATGTTTTCTTTGAAACAGTAGAAGATGCAATTAGTTTAACACGTGAGTATATTATTCCAACAACAGATGTTATATATCAATATGGAACTAAGACTCAGGTTGAAGTTGTAAAGTATGACTATCCACTAGGACAGTTATTCTATGCATTTACTGAAAATAAATTTTATAAATCTGTACAAGATCAAACAGTTACTACACCATTTTATATTATGACTGAACAGCCGCAATATAATATGAAGCCTGGTCGCCAGGGATTAAGTTTCCAATATAGACACAATTCAAACAATACTACACGTATTGATCCTGTTACAACTAACATCATCGACTTGTATGTTGTTACTCAGGCTTATTATACTGCTTATACAAATTGGATTACAGATACTACAAATACTATTCCAGAACCTGATAGACCAACTATCAGTGAACTATCAACTGAGTATAGTCAAGTACAAAATTTTAAAATGTTAAGTGATGCAGTGATTGTAAATAGTGTTGTCTTTAAACCACTGTTTGGTCCTAAGGCCGATAGAGCATTACGTGCCACAATTAAAGTTATTAAAGCAAGCAACACCAACGCAAGTGATAGTGAAATCAGAAGTGCAGTCTTATCAGCAATGAACACTTATTTCAATGTTAACAACTGGAACTTCGGTGACACTTTCTATTTCTCAGAATTAAGTGCTTATCTACATGCTGAATGCGGTGAACTTATTAGTTCTGCGGTACTAGTACCCAACGATCCTACACAACCCTTTGGAGATTTGTATGAAATAAAATGTATGCCTTACGAAATTTTCGTAAATGGCGCTACAGCAAATGATGTATTGGTCATCCCAGCACTCACGCCCGCTGAATTACAGGTAAGATAAGTATAGATATGGCTACAAACAGAGTAAGAACCCTTAATTTTCTCCCAGAGATTTTTCAAACTCCAACTAATGCTGAGTTCTTAGGAGCAACATTAGATCAGTTAGTTAATCCACCCAACACAACTAAAATTCAAGGTTATGTTGGCAGTAAGTTTGGTTATGGTGTAAATGCCAAAGACTATTACGTTATAGAACCTACCAAAGTTCGTACTGACTACCAACTAGATCCGGGCGTTATCTTCACTAAAACTAATTCTCCTGTTGCTCAGGATTTTATTACTTATCCGGGCATCGTTGATGCATTGAACCTTCAAGGCGCAGTAACAAATAACAATAGTAGATTGTTTACTAGCCAATTCTACTCATGGGATTCGTTCACTGACCTAGATAAAATCATTAACTTTAATGAATACTATTGGTTGCCTACTGGCGCACCCGCCGTAACAGTAGCGTCTGCTACAGTGTTTGCTACAAACGATTTCGTTGTTACAGACTTAACTAATGGTTATAGCATTAGAAGTTTGGGTTCAGAATCGGGAACAATCAATCCAACTCTTACATTATTAAGAGGTGGTACATATCGCTTCTTAGTTAATCAGCCATCACAATTTTGGATTCAGGGTGAACCCGGAGTTACTGGATATAGTTTAACACAACCTAATTTGCCAGTACGTGACGTATATGGCGTATCAAACAACGGTGCAACACAAGGTGTAGTAACATTCACTGTTCCATCTAAAAATGCACAAGATGAATATAATTTTCCAGGCAACAATGTTGTAGACGTTGTAAGCACAACTCCTTTCTCTGAAATCAATAGTCAACGTCTAGCCGATGTTGGTAACATTGATGGAATCACAGCCCTTGAAGGCTTGCGTGTCATGTTCTATGAAACTGGCGTGCCAAATGAAATTGGTTATGTACAAGCATTCTTTGGTGAAACAAACTATGATACAAACAATGACTTAATTGTTCCTCCCCTAACACTAACAATCGCTAGTACTACTACAAGTTATCTACAGTTAGCATCAGGTGATACTTCTGTATTAACTGAAGGACAAACTGTTACCTTTGATAACCCTGTATTTGGTAGCGTAGTTGGTGGAAACATTTATTATGTTAATAACATTTTAAGTTCTACTACATTTACAATTGCATCTGAACTAAACGGACCAGATTTGGTATTAACTGTTGGTTCTGGCGCAATGACTATGAATGCTAATCAGGGCTTGTATGAAGAAGGCTTCTACACAAATGTAGCCGAAAACTTTTATCGTATTGAATATGTAGGTGATCCTTCTGACCCAGTATTAAGATTGATTCCAGATGGTCTAATCCCAACAGAACAACGAATCACAGCCGCTTTTGGTACTCAGTGGGTTTCTAGAAACTTCTATCGTAACACTCTAGGTGTAATCGCATTGATTCCATATATCTCTGCTCCGCTTGATACATTGTATTATCAAGACGGCACAACTGCTAGTAAAGTTGGTGTCATTCGTATTATCGAAAGCAATTTAACTAACACTATTAATGTTGAAGAAGATATTTTAGGTAAAACTAATTACACTTCAACTAATGGAATAGTTTTTACTAACGGATTAAAAGTAGAATTTGATGGTGATGTTATTCCCGCAAGTTACTTAAGTGGTCAATACTATGTTGAAGGTGTAGGTACTGCGATTGAATTAGTGCCAGTAGACTCATTGGTATCTCCGGAAGACTTTGCACTAAGTTCATTTAATCCATATGATATTTTACCATATGACATTGGTAACTATGACAGCAACTTGTTTGTTCCAGTTGATCCTGACTATATTACAATTGCTAGAAATGCAATCAGTAGAAATGCATGGGCACGTAGTAACAGATGGTTCCATATCGATGTAATCAATAATACTGCGTCATACAATAACAATCCAAATATTGTTACTACCTATGCAACGGCTGCAAACAAAGCAAAACGACCAATCATTGAGTTCTATCCAAATCTTAAACTTTTTGATTCAGGTTCATATGGTAAGAGAGCAATCGACTTCATTGATACTAGAACAACTGATGCATTATCAACAGTTTCTGGTTCGGAAAACTTTTATCCAGATGTTGAAGTATACACAGCATACACCGCATCTATCACACCATTAACAACTACTACTGCTACAATTGCTGTTCCAGCAAGTGATATCAGCGGTGCATTTCAAGTCGGGATGTATATTGCTGACTCACTAAGTGTGTTACCAACTAATACTCAGATTACTGCAATTAGTGGAACTACCACGTTAACACTTAATGTCAATTGGCCAACCGCAACATCAATAGGAAGTACAACTAATGTTTCTATTATTGGTACAGATACAACCGTAAACAACTATGCGTTATTCCCAGAAGCACGTATTGTGTTTGCGGCTGATACTGATTTCAATGTACGAAACAAAATTTACGTAGCAAACTTTTCAACACTTACTCCTAGTTCAACACCCGTCATTACATTGACTGTTGCTGAAGAAGGTGAATGTTTACCTGATGATCAGGTAGCAGTACTGCGAGGTTATAATTATCAAGGTAAATCATTCTACTATACTGGTGTAGAGTGGAATCAAGCACAACAGAAAGTTACTGTTAATCAAGCCCCGTTGTTTGATATCTATGATGATAATGGAATCAGTTTGGGTGACGTTGATGTTTATAGAAGCACATCATTTGCCGGATCTACATTGTTTTCATATGGCATTGGTTCAGGTTTGGACGATTCTATTTTAGGTTTCCCCGTACGGTACTCATCAATTGATAACGTCGGTGATATCAGTTTTGATGTTACTTTGAACAGCCAAACATTTGATTATGTTCAGGGTAGTAACTCAATTACTGCAAAAGTAAACACAGGTTATGTTCACAATTATGTAACACGTGGTAACTATGTAAGAGAATTGGGATGGCAGACCGCTGTTGCACCAAGTGAGCAGTACCAAAACTTTAGTTTTGATTATGACATTGCTAACCCAGCAACAACATTTACATGTGATGTAGCCGCATTGCCTGATTTGGCTACAGATGAAAAAGGCTGGCCAAGAATTCAAGTATACATTAATAACAACTATCTAAATCCTAGCGATTATGTGTATACTGTTGGTACAAACACAACTACTATTTCACTAGGTGTTACGCCGGTTGAATCAACCGTAATTCAAGTGCTAGTGTTAAGCGATCAAGTAAGCAGTACTGCTTACTATGGTATCCCTATCAACTTAAATAACAATCCCTTCAACCAAGACGTAACTACCGCAAATGTCGGTGATATTCGTTCTCAGTATAGAGATATCTTTATTAATGCACCTAACACAACTGGTGAAATTTTTGGATCAAACAATTTTAGAGATTTAGGAAATCTTGTACCATATGGCACAAAGATTATTCAGAATAGTGCTTCACTTGCATTACCGGGTACATTCCTGCGCAAACAAGAACACAACTTATTTGATGCGTTATTATTCAACGGTCGTGAATATGTTAAGTATAAACAATTACTTGTTGACACTGTTAACAATACCGATTATGTTCAACGTTACACACCTGCTACAATCTTAGATTTGGCATTAGATGCAATTACTGCATCCAAGAGTGAGTTACAGGCATTCTTTTGGTCAGACATGTTGCCATCAAAGGCTCCGTTTCGTAGCAACACATATACGTTTAACAATGATCTAGATAATGCAATCTATCCATTAACTAAAGTTTATAACTTTGATTCAGCAAACTATGAAGGCGTGTTAGTTTATTTGAATAGAACAGTAGATGGTATTCCACTACAAAAGCAATTGCTTAAGGGACAAGAATACATTATTAGTTCTGATGCACCATCATTAACTGTAACTATCAATTTGCTTGCCGGCGACAAAATTACTATTAATGAATATAATCAAACATATGGTTCATATGTTCCAAATACACCTACTAAGTTAGGATTGTACCCTGCGTTTGAGCCACAAGTTGTACTCGACTCAGATTACATACAGCCTACATATTTTATTAAAGGTCACGACGGATCATACACTAAATTATATGGTGACTATAACCCAACAACTGGCATTCTAGTTGACTTTAGAGACCAAGCATTGCTTGAGTTTGAAACTAGAATTTACAATAACTTGAAGTTAAGCACTCTTGTTCCAATTGAACGTTATGAAATTGTTCCTGGATTCTTTAGAGATTCAAGTTATTCATATGCTGAATTCTTAGAGATTTATTCAAGCGGTTTCTTGAATTGGGTCGGTCAAAATCGAATCGATTACAAGACTCAATATTTCAATCGTTTGGATGAATATACTTACAACTATACCAACAGCGGAAACAAGTTAACAAGAACTCCAATCGAGCAAGGTTACTGGAGAGGTGTATACGAATTTTTCTATGACACATCTACCCCTAACGAAACACCTTGGGAAATGTTAGCATTTGTTAATCAGCCGGACTGGTGGACAAGTCGTTATGGCCCTGCCCCGTATACAAGCGATAACGGAATTCTATGGGGTGATTTAGAGTTAGGTTTAATTTGGAATAATGGTAACCCATATATTCAACCTGAACTAGCACGTCCTGGCTTATCAAACATTATTCCAGTAGACAGTAATGGAGACTTGGTATCACCGTTCGTGTCTATCGTAGGTAATTATAATCCAAACACTTTTCAGAAAGATTGGAAAGTTGGTGATGATTCTCCGGCAGAATTTTCATATCGCAGAAGTTCTACATACCCGTTTGATTTAACAAGAATTTTTGCATTGACTCGCCCTGCTGAATTCTTTAACTTAGGTGTAGACTTAGACAACTACAAGTATAACGAAGAATTCAACCAGTATCTAGTTAATAACAGAAGTCATTTAGTTATCAGTGACATAGAAATCTATGGTAATGGTACTGCCAAAACTTCATATATCAACTGGATTGTTGACTATGAAAAGCAGTTGGGAATCACTGCAACACAAAACATTACTACACTACTAGACAATTTAGATGTTCGTCTAGTATATCGTCTTGCGGGTTATAGTGATAAGACCCTTCTCAAGTTTTACGTTGAGAAAGGTACACCTAACTCACGCAATGCTTCATTGTTAATTCCAGATGAATCATATTCAGTATTATTGTATGACAACCAACCCTTCGACAGACTATCATATAGTTCTGTGGTCATTCAACAAGATCAGGGCACATGGTCAATCTATGGTAATGGGCAAACATTCGCATACTTCAATATTTTAAATCCAATACAAAATGGAAACTTCAACAATATTCAAGTTGAAAATTTAAAAGTAAAAATTGCCAAAGATTATACAACAACAGAAACAGTTGTACCATATGGTACAAAATTCTATAGTGTACAAGAAGTAGCGCAGTTCTTAATGAGTTATGGTGCATGGCTTGTTGATAGGGGCATGGTTTTTGAAGAGATTGAAAACGGTGTAGGAATCACGTGGCAACTAATGGTACAAGAATTCTTGTACTGGACACAAACTGGTTGGGAAGATGGTAGTGTTGTTACATTGAATCCATCTGCAACTGTTATCAAAGTTGATAAAGAAAGCACAATTGTACAGCCATTGACTTTACAGCAAACTAACTTTGTTCTAAATCAAAACTTGTATCCAATTTCAATTAATCAACTGTGTATCACACGTGATGATACTGCATTTAGAGCGCATACCCTAAATCAGGGTGATACAATGTCATATGGTCAATTTGATTTAAGTAACTTTGAACATGGTATTGTGTTTGATAATACTACTTTGTTTAATGATATCATTTACAATCTTGTTACCGGTCTAAGACAAAATCGTGTCACGGTGCGTGGTACAAAGACTGCTGAATGGAACGGCACCGTAAATGCATATGGATTCATTCTAAATCAAGATAATGTAAAAGAGTGGGACACTACTGTAAAGTATACCAGAGGTGAAATTGTTCTATACAAGAACAAATACTGGACTGCTCTTAGTATCATTGAACCTTCAACAGTGTTCAGTGAACGTAACTGGAAAGAAACTGATTATAACGATATTCAAAAAGGCTTGTTGCCAAACAGTTCAACACGTTCTTATGAAAGCGCACTGTATTATAATGTAAACGAAACAAACCTTGAGCAAGACGCAGACTTGTTGTCATTCTCATTGATCGGATATCGCCCACGTGATTATCTTGCACTTGCAGATTTGACTGATATTACTCAGGTTAATGTTTACAAGAACTTGATTAAAAACAAAGGTACTAGAAATGCAGTTGAAGCATTTAAGGGCGCAAACTTGCCACAAGGTGGCATCGATTATGATGTATATGAAAACTGGGCTATCAAGTCAGGTGAGTTCGGTGGCGTATTAAACGAAAACTTTGTTGAATTTAAGGTTAATGAAAACAACATGACTGGCAATCCATCTATTGTATCATTGACTGAAGGCATGCCTACACCAGGCTCAATGCAAGAAGTTGAATTGTACAATCTATACAATTATGGACGCCCTGTAAATTCACCAAACATTCTAAACACTACAACTGACACAGCACCTAACAATTTATATCCAGATGCAGGTTATGTAAACTTCAATGACGTTAAGTTATCTGCATATTTCTTTGCAGGGTTGCCAAGAGGAGTGGATGCGAATAATCAAATTGTTCCTATTCAAGACTTCTACGTTAGAGATTATCTATGGATGGCAAACTTCAAAGATAGGTGGAATGTATTCTCATGGAAGCCAGTTGGACAAGTACTACAGGTTCGTAACAATCTAAACAATACTGCAACTGTAACATTTAATAAGCCACATAATTTTACTAAGTTACAACCAATGGCAATCATTAACTTCTCACCTTCAGTAGATGGTTATTATATTGTAACTGATATCGTTAACTTAAACGAAGTTACTATCAACTTAACAATTACTAATGCGAATCAAACTACTATACAAGGTTATGGTATTGGTTTAGCATTCCAATCACAACGTGTAACTTCACCATCTGAGATTGCCGATCTTGCTTTATTAGAAGCAGAATTTATTAAGAACAAAGTTTGGGTCGATGAAAATACAGATGGTGAGTGGGCAGTATATCGCAAGTCAATCAACTATCAGTATCAAAAAGAATTGACTAAGACTAGTGCAACTACATTTGGTTCAGCAGTTTCATATACTCCTGCAATGGGTTACTTAGTCAGTGACGCTGGACAGGGTAAAGTATATCGTTATGCATACAATGCACTAGCAAGTGAATATGAATTAGCAGAAACATTATTACCAGTAGTTGATGCAGGATCCTTTGTTATTGGCCAAATATATAAAATATTAACAGTTGGCACAACTAATTTTACTTTAATAGGAGCCTCATCAAATACTGTAGGAACTCAATTTACTGCGACTGGTATAGGTTCTGGAACTGGCACTGCAAATCACATTAATGCAACATCATTTGGTACAACTATTGTACACAGTGATGACTTGTATGTAATTTCAGAACCAACTAGTGCTACACCTAAAGTATACATTTATACTTTAAACAACACCATTCTATCTGATGATATCGTAACTTATCAGGCTGCAATTGCGGCTCCTGGTGGTGTAACTGATTGGGGTTCTGCACTTGCTATCTCTGATGACAGTAACTGGATTTATATTTCAGATATCGACAACAATCAAGTATATGTCTATCGCAGAGATCAAATTGAAACAACTGCTGGATACTTTACTGTAGGACAAACCTACACAATCACTACAGTAGGTGATACTGACTGGGTTGCAGCCGGCGCAATTGAAGGCAAGGTAGGCATCACGTTTGTTGCATTAAATGTCGGCAGTGCAACAATAGTAGGAGGAATACCAGCCGGCACCGCAATGCAAGTTACATATAAGCAATCAACTATCATTGACGGGTCAGTTCAAGGTTTGGTATCAGGAGATGATTTCAGTAAGTCATTGACAACTGATTACAACGGGGATACAATTGTCATTGGTGCCCCGAATAAAGATTACAGTGCCTCAATTACTAATTGGGGTACAGCATATCTATACCAAAGAACAGTACAGAACATTGAAGCACAGTATAACACAGTTGGAACTGATCCACAAGTATTCCAACTAGCATGGACTCCTGACACTGAAACGGTAGGGGCAACTTCAACAAACTCATCCGGGAATGTTATTACTTGTGTAAGTACATCGGGTCTAGCAATCAATGATCCTATTATGTTTTCAGGAACTATATTACAAAATAGTAATATTTCTCCTAATACAGTGTATTATGTTAATACTATTCCAAATGGAACTACATTCACTATTAAAACTTTACGAAGTAGTTCAACTGTATTAGAATTAGGAACTGTGGCAACATCAACTATTGTTGCAGGTTCTTTTGTAGTAGGACAAACCTATGTGATTGCATCAGTTGGTTCTACTAATTTTACATTGATAGGAGCATCATCAAATACAGTTGGAACATTATTTACTGCAACGGGTGTTGGTACAGGTACAGGTACAGCAAATGTAGCGGCAGTTGCAAACGTACAAGTCAATCCACTGTACGTTTTTGTTAACGGTAGTCTAGTACAAGACAATAACTATGGTGTTGTTGGATCATCATTGATTTACACAGGTACATTACGTGCAGGTGATGTTGTCACCGTAAGTGGCAATCAGTTCCAACTAGCACAGACATTTACATCTGACTTTACTAATAGAACTAATTTCACATATTCTTATGCAATGGATATCACTTCACCTGCATCTGAACTATTGATTGGATCTCCATACGAAATCGACAATGATAATGTCGAGGGTGCAGTATATCGTTATACTAATGGCGGCGCCAAATATGGTGTAGTAATTGGTGCTAATGAATGTAATGTTACTACTAACAGAACAGTATTGTTGAATGGATATTTTGTAGCATTAACA